GTGATGATGAGTAACAACGTACCTCAGTCAAACGTATCATCAAACCCAAGTGGAGCTAACAACACCTACTCAGGTGACGATAGTAAAACTATTGGTCTTGTCTTCCATAAATCTGCTGTTGGTACAGTAAAATTAATGGACATGACAACTGAGATCTCTGGTTCAGACTACGGAATTATGTATCAGGGTACATTAATGGTTGCTAAGTATGCTCTAGGTCATGGAATCCTAAGACCAGAATGTGCAGCTACTATTAAGCTATCTGCTTCTTAATTTCAATTTATAGGGTATCTTATTATTAGATACCCTTTTTTTATACCTATGTATCATTCATCAAAGAAAAAAAAGAAGAAAAAAATGGGTGGCAGAGAGTCACTTAAAATAAAAAAGTACTAAACCATGACTGTAGCTGCAACCACTGAACTAGAAAGTATCAACATTATGTTAGCTGCAATAGGAGAAGCTCCTATTAACAGTCTTACAGGTACACTTCCTGTTGATGCTCGTCTGGCACAGTCAACTCTTACGGAAGTAAATAAAGAGGTTCAATCAGAAGGTTGGTCTTTTAATACTGAAATAGATGTAACTCTTACAAGAGATGGATCTAATCAAGTATCACTGTCAACTGATATTTTAAGAGTTGATCCTAATACTCATCATCACACTACGATTGATGCAATACAGCGTGGTTTAAAGCTATATGACAGGTTAAATAATAAGTATGAGTTTGATGAAGATTTAATCTGTACTGTTGTCTATTTCAGAACCTTTGATGAAATACCAGAACCTGCAAGAAGGTATATAACAATCAAAGCTGCTCGTATCTTTGTAGATAGATTAGTCAGTGATGATGGATTGAGAACATACACACAACAAGACGAAGTAAGAGCAAGAGCTATATTAATGGAAACAGATTTGGCTAATGGAGATCACAATCTTCTAAGAGGAGATCCAAGTCTTACAAGTGTCTTTGATACTTATTCACCAGCAAACGCATTAATTAGATAGCTATGGCGGTAGTATCAAGAGCAATTCCTACATTGCTAAGAGGAATCTCACAAGCTGCTGATTCAACAAAACAACCTGACCATGCCGATATACAGGATAATGCTAACAGCAGCCCTGTAAGAGGACTTGTAAAGAGGTCTGGCACACAGTTCGTTACAACTCTTAGCTCTTCTACAGTAGGGAATGTTCACATACAAACTATCAACAGAGATATAAATGAAAGATATGTAGCAATATTCAGTAATGGTAATGTCAAGGTATATGAATTAGATGGAACAGAAAAGACTGTAAACAAACCAGATGGTACAAGTTACCTAAACACATCTGATCCCAGAAGTGTAATTAAGACTGTAACTATTGCTGATTTTACTTTTGTAGTTAATACAAGTATTACAACAGCAATGGACTCGGCTGTCAGCCCAGGCAACATCACACAAGCTGTGGTTTTTGTAAATGCAGTCTCAGATAAAACAACATACTCAGTCACTGTAGATGGTGTGACTGTTACTGATGACACAACAACTGACTCTGCACTTAGCACCACACAGGTAGCCAGTGATCTTCAAGCTGGTTTAAATTCTGGTCTTACAGGTTTTACTATTGCTAGAAATGGCCCTGTGATACATATAAAAAAGAATGATGGTAGTAATTTTTCTATTGATGGTAATGACACCCAAGGTAATACACAGCTAACGGTAGTTAAAGATTCGGTACAAAGGTTTACTGACCTGCCAACTGTTTCACCTAATGGTTATGTTGTTGAAGTGAAAGGAGATGAATCAACTAACTTTGATAATTATTACGTTAAGTTTGTAACTAATAATGGTGGAGCTTTTGAAGAAGGGCAGTGGGAAGAATCAGTAGAAGCAGGTATTCCTTTTAAATTTAATTATGACACTATGCCACACGTTCTCATACGTCAGGCTGATGGTAATTTTAGATTTGCAAGAGTAGACGGAGATACATATACAATATCTGGTACGACATATACATTACCTAAATGGGGAGAAAGAACTGTTGGTGATTTAGATTCAGCACCTAACCCATCTTTTATAGATGGCAAAATCAACAACGTCTTTTTCTTTAGAAACAGATTAGGTTTCTTGACTGATGACAACGTAGTGTTGACAAGGGTTTCAGAGTTTTTTAACTTCTTTCCAGAAACAGTTTTATCTGTTATAGATTCAGATCCTATTGACGTAGGTGCTTCTCATACTAAGGTTGCTATTCTTAAACACGCAGTAACGATGGGAGAACAGTTGGTTTTATTCTCTGATCAAACACAGTTTGTATTAACATCATCATCTGATGCTCTGACACCTAAAACAGCTAACGTAGTTGTTGCAACTGAATTTGAATCCAGTGACCAGGCACAACCTGTAGGCTCTGGTTCTTCTATCTACTATCTAACAAAGAAAGGATCTTTCGCAGGTGTAAGAGAATATATAACACAGGAAAATGTAGCGATTAAAGATGCAAGCAATATTACTGTTCATGTACCAAGACTGATACCAAGTAATATTTTTAAATTAGCTGTATCTACCAATGAAGATGTTTTGGTTTTATTAGGTACTGACAATCCAAATAAGTTATATATAAATAGATGGTTATATGGTGATGGTTTTAAAAAGGTATTGAATAGTTGGTCTACTTTTACTTTTAATTCTGCCAAATCAATAAAGAATATAGACTTTGTTGGTACTGATCTGTTTATGGTGGTAGAAGAAGCTAATGGCACAACTTTAGAAAAGATACCATTTGAAGCAGAGTTTAGAGAACCTAATGCAGAGTTTGAGTTTCATTTGGATCATAAGGTAACTGAAGCAACTACTGGTGTTTCCATCGCTTATAACTCTGGTACTGATGTAACTACATTTACTTTGCCTTACAGATTAAATGCCAGCATGTCAGTTGTAGGTCGTTACTTAGCCAATGGAGAAACAAGCACCTTTGTTGATACTCAAGGTAATACAAAAACATTGAAGCCTAGTCAGGTTGTACAAACCACAAATACAACCAACGGATCTACATCAACCATTACAGCTAATGGTGATTTTAGAAACAGTAAGGTAATTATTGGTGAGCCATACCTCATGCACTATAGGTTCAGTCAACAGAGACTTACTGAAGGTGCTAACGCAGGTGAGATGATCAGTGGTCGTTTACAACTGCATCATTTTTATATCAAGTTTGAAGATACAGGATTTTTTAGAGTGGAGGTCACTCCTGAGAATAGAGACACATCTACCCATAAATTCACTGGTCGTTTATTAGGAGCTTCTTCTGCTGCTATTGGTCAGATAAATCTAGAAACAGGTACGTTTAGAGTGCCAATAATGTCCAGAGCAGATAGAGTAGATATAGATGTAAAAAATGACACGTTCTTGCCTACACAATTATCCAGTGCTGAATACGAAGCGATGTTCCATATGAGGAGTAGGAGGGTGTGATGGGTTATTTAAGAAAAGCTACATTTACAGATTTAAAATATGTTGCAGCAAACATGAGAGAGATTGATAAAATAGAAGCTTTGTATCAAACAGGACAAGAACCAAAACAAGCACTCCAATTATCTTATATATGCAGCAATGTGAATATGGCTATAGCTGATGATTACGATCAGCCTATAGGACTATGTGGGGTAGTTCCTGGTGGAGTTATATGGATGGTTGCCACTGATAAATTATTTGAAAATAAAAAATATAGAATACAACTAATAAGAAAAGGTCGTAAATGGGTTGAAAGCCTATTGAAAAAATACAAAGTCTTATATAATTTTGTATATGCAGAAAATGATTCTGCTATTAAATGGTTAAAGTCTCTTGGGTTTACTTTTATCCAATATCACGAACATTATGGTATGCAGGGTAAACCATTCTACGAATTTCTGAGGATCGCCTAAATGTGTGTTCTTGCTGCTTCTATAGCTGTTAATTTAGCTAGTGGTCTTGCTATGAGATCAGCAGCACAACAAGCAGCAGAGCAAACATATCAATCTGCTGTAAGATCTAATCAATCAGCAGAGCAATCATTTGCTTTACAACAAGAAGCCACAGCAGCACAATTAAGAGAAACTAGAGCTTCATCAGCACAAGAAAAATTAGCAAAAACTATTCAAGGATTACAAGCTAGAGGTCGTATAAGAGCAAGTGAACGAGCAGGTTTGACAGTTAGATTGTTAACTGCTGACGCAGAACGACAGGCTGCTAATGCAAGAGAATCTATAAATCAATCATTAGAATCAGCAACAAGACAATACACAAGAAATATTAGGGGTCTTGAATCACAAAGAGACACTAGACGTAATCAATTACAAAGTCAAATAAATCAAGCATATAATCAAATTCCTAGTTTAGGATCAATTATTCTTAATACAGCAGCACAAGGACTTAACACTTACGCAGCCTTACAATGACATCTAGTTTTCAAAGCACAGCATTTCAATCAGCAGCAAGACCTGTTGATACTTTTGTAGCAGAACCCTCTGTTTTACCAAAAACAGATTTGATGGAATTAGCAGAAACATTACAGTCGATAAATCCATCTTTACAAAAATTTATAGGACAGAAAATAGAAGACAGAATTGAAAAAGAAAAAACTAAATTTCAAAATATAGCAATACAAGAAGATTTATTAGATGGAGTTTTTGGAGATACAGTTACTAACGTCAGAAAAGAATTAGGTTCAGATGCTGCTGATCAATTAATAGGTGCTTCTAGGCATGGTAAAAAAGCGTATGCAAAACAAAAACTTATTAATTCAATGTTCAAAATAGATAATGTTTTAGAACGTAAATATAAAAATGATAGAGTTGATATTACCAATACAGATGGAACTACAACAAATGTACCTTTAAATCAAGTTTCACCTGATTCAGCAGAATTTAAAACATGGTTTCAAGGTGTAATAAATCCGTTTGTAACAAATATTCCAGAAGATACTGATCCAGAAATTTTAAATACATTTTTGTTACCTCAACTTCAAAAATCTATAACTAATTTTGATACAGAAGCAAGAAAACAATTTAATACTTTTAACAAAAATAAATTATTAGCAGAAAGCACAGACACTATTGATACTGCTGCAAAATTTTATGTAAAAGCACAAACATATAAATTTAAAAATCCAGAAACTAAAGAAGCTATGGAAACAGATCTTAAAAATAATCTTCAAAATTTAGTTACTAACATGAAAAATGCAGGTATTACTGGAAATGATTTAACAAAGTTAAATGAAAATTTAATTGCACGAATTGTCAATATTGGTGACTTATCTATAACTCAAGGTAATTTTAGACAAGCTAGTGCTTTAGTAGATTTTCTTGGTAAATCTATACCTGGATCTGCTCCTGGAAAAACATTAAAAGATAATCCAAAATGGCTTGAAAAGACAACAGACTTTTTTACTAAAATATATGAAAAAGAAGTAGAGAACACTTTAAGACGAACTAAATTACAAAACGCAAACAGGCAAAATGAGTTTACTACTAGAGTTGAAGATTATCGTAATGAAAAAGATTTAATAATAAAAAGTAAAAAATACGAAAAATTAAATTTAGACTTTCCAGAAAAAGAATTTCAATCAGATATTGACGAATTTGGTCAGGCTGACAACCAATCTTTTAATGAAAAAGCAAATCAATTTATAAAAGATATGAGAAGAGGTTTTTACTTAGTTGATGGTGAGCCAGATACAGGTAGTGCTTTCCTTGAGTTAGATAAAATAGAACGTCTAGATTTGACACCAGATTCAGCTAGTAAAGCTGTAATTGAAGACCTTGAAAAACGTATAAATAATATGAAAGGTTATGCAAAAGATATTGAAAAGTATGAAAAAAAAATAATAGATGATGCTAAATCAGCATTAAGTAGAAAAAACAGATTTGTTGGCAGAAGTTTAACTAATAAAGATGCCAAACTATTACAGCGATATGAAAGAATTTTACAAGATGAAGCTGACGAAAGAATGAGTGAATTTGAAGAAGAAAACGAAAGACCTATGACTTTAAGGGAAGTAAAACAAATGTACAGAGAGTTAGACAATTTATTAAAATTTGAACTTGGAGTTTTTACAGAAAGTGAAGCAGGTGTGAGAGTGCCTCAAGTTGATGCTATTGGTAAACAGGGTGAAATAGTAAATCCATTCTCAGCAGCAGATAGAAAGAAAAATCCTATAGAAGAAACTAAAAAAACACAAAATCAATCTACAAACAAAGTATTACAAGATGATTCTTTTGATATACCACAACTTAAAAGCGAGAACTCAGCCAATCAAAATACAAGTCCAGTTGTAAGTGATATAAACACAGGATTAGGTGCTTCAGATGGAAGTATGCTTGCTATGGCTGATACATCAACGCAACAGGACATACAAGAACCAAAGATTAAATTCAGCGAAGACAGTAGAGTTCAATCAATAGTAAAAGCAGCAAAAGAACTTGGTATTAGTCCAATACCTTTGGCAGCAGTTATAGCACAAGAATCTTCATTTAGACCTTCTGTTGTTAGCACTGATAGAGCTACAGGTAAAAAATATACAGGTCTGATACAATTTGGTCCTTATGAAATTGAAAGGTACAATATAAAAGAAAATATGACATTTGAAGAACAGATGATAGCTGTTACAAGTTTCTTAAAAGATAGAGGTGTTCAACCTGGTCATGGTGCAAAAGAAATATACGCAGCTATATTTACAGGTAATGTCTCTAATCTTGATAAAGGAGGTGCTAATTGGGCGGATTCAAATGGTACTACTGTAAATAAAGCATTGCCAAATCTTTTGTCAGGAGGTTCTAAGTATCAAATGGCAATAGATTTTTTACAACAAACAGGTATTTATCAAAAAAAATAATAAACAATGACTCAAACTCCATCCAACAAAAACAACACGAATGAGCCTATCATTAAGGGGCTTGAACCTTTAGATGAAGCGATACAGGATTTCAGTGCAAAAACTGTTGATTTTTTTGATAATACATTTCTTGGAGATAAAAGAACTCTAAAAGAAATAAGAGACAATAGAAATAAAATCTTACAAGATGCAAGAAATAAAAGAAAAGAATTTCAAGATCAATATCAAAAGAATTTAGGAGTTGCAGGTGATGTTTACAGAGGGTTTGTATCTGTTCCTTTTGGATTAATCAATAATGCTAACAATCAGATAAAAGGTTATTTTTCTTCAATAAAAGGTAATCCATACGAAGAAGAAGATTTAATTAACCTAGAAGCACTTGGACTGCAAAAGCCTGGTGATGAAGATAGGCTTGGATATGATCTTACTTATAACTTTGGTAAAGCTTTTGTTGGATTTAATTTATCAAATAAATTATTAAGAGGTGTTGGTAAAAAATATAATATTAGTCCTTTAAGAGATAATTTAGCGATTAGATCTTTTGCAGCAGGCAATTTAGCAGATGCTGTTGCTTTTTCTCCTTACGAAAGTAATTTATATGATCTTGCAAATAAATGGAAACCTATAAGAAATGATTTTTTTGAACATTGTTCAGCAGCAGATAAAGATGTTCCTTTTATAGAAGCAAAATTAAGACAACAATATTGTATGGGTCTTGCAGGTGAAGTGCTTGGTCAAACTGGTCGTGTAGGTGGCAAACTTATTGGTGCTGGATCTGAATTGATAAAAACAGCACCAGAGACAACATCTGCTTTGAAAGGTCTTTTTTCTGAAGAAACAATTAAAAAGGCTGATAATTTAATTGATGCAGCAAGAAACATAAGAAACAATCCTATAAAAAGAAAAGAAACACTTGATGTTTTATCTCAATATCAGAAAACCACATTAGATGATGTAGATACTTTTGCCAGAAGTAATACTGAATCTCTTATAGATGAAGGTAATGACGATATTATTGACGAATTATTAAAAGTATCAAAGTCAGACATAGGTGAAGAAGTCTCAGAAGATGTAGTAGGCAGATCAAAACCACCTGCAACACAAAAGTTTTCAAAAGATTTACAACCTACAAAACCAGTAGGAATCTTTGATCAAGAAAAAGGTACTCTTATTCCTAGCCGTAAAGTTTTACCTGATTCTGATAAAGATGCACAGTTAATTTATGACGGTATTAATGCATCAGATCTTACAGATCCTAAAACTACAAAAGTAATGACTGATCAAATGCAGTTAGGTCGTATTGTAAAAATGACTGATGAAACTGCTGTTGCAAACCTTACTTATTTATATAATAATTATGCCGATCAAACAAAAGAAACATTAGCTGATTATGTTCTTAAAGGTATAAGAGTTCAGAGAAGATCAGCAAGAAACATTAATAGATCTCTTGAAATATTAGAACAAGCAAGATTAACTGATAATAATGAATTGTATGAAAGAGCAAAGCCAATATTCATTAAAAATTGGAGAAAATTTACTAGCTTTATAACAGAACTAAAAGGTCTTAGATCTGAAATAGCAAGGACTGAAAGAGTAGGGCAGTTAGCAGGTAAAAATCCAAGCATTTTAAAAGATGGTTCTAATTTAGACAATGTTGTTCAAATGAAAAAAAGAACAACAGATAAAAATGTTTTAGGTCAAATACAAGAACAAAAAAGAATTAAAGAAGATCAAAAACTAATGAAAGAATTAGTGCCTTCAGAAGAACAAATTGAAAAAGCTTTAGATTCAAAAGACCTTAACGAACTTTTAGATTTTGGTAGAAAGCTAAGAACAATTAATGGTGATCCTAATGCCCTTACAAAACTACTTAAAGGTGATGTGTCAGGTGATGGTTTGATAGAAGATTTAGCGTTTGGTTTGAAAATGAGTAAAGAAATATATATAAATAATCTTCTTGGAGCAATAGAAACACAAGAAATAAATGTGGCTTCTGGTCTTTTAAATATGTTTTTAGGACCAATAAAATCAATTAGTTATGCTGCTCTTTCTGATGAAGGTAATACAAAACAAATAGTAAGAGGTATTGCAGAATTAGTTTCACAGCAATTAGTTTTAAAAGATTCTGTAAGAATGGCAAAGAAAGCATGGACTCTTAATGAAAATTTAGTTGCACCTGCTAACAGAAAGTTTGTTGATAGAAGTAGTACGTTTACTGAATTAGCAAAAAAAATAAAAGACGAACCAGAAAACTTATCGTTTTTAGGTCAAAAATCAGAAACAGTAAACCAAGCAATAAAAGATTTAAACGTACCAATAACAAAAGAATCAATAGAACTACCTTTTTTTAATAAAACTATTGCACCTATATCAATTACAAATGAAACAGTATCTTCTTTGGTAAAAACTTTTGGTACTGCTGTCAACTTACCAGGTCGTTTTACTATGAGTTGGGGTGATGAATTGGTAAAACAACAAATATTAAGAAGCGGAAGTTTTGCTGATTTTGTAGAAAAAGGTTGGGAGTCTGGATTGCGTGCTGATCAATTTGAAAGTTTTGTTAGAAGAGGTATGGAAGATATAGATAAGTTATTAGTCAACCAAAGTATTGAAGGGGTTTCTGATTTAGCACAAGAAGTGTTTGCTAGAAATGCAGAACAAGCAATTTTAGACACATTTACTAGACCTATGGGGCAAGGTTATTTAAAAAAAATATCAAAACCTGTTGCTCAATTAGCTAAAAAACCTGGTATGGATTGGATCAATGCTTTTGTTGGTACACCAGTAAATATTAAAAAGTTTGTTTTACGAAAATTTCTTACTCTTCCAACTTCTTTAGTAGGAACAAAATATGATGCGTCAAGACCAGGTAGTTTATTAAATAAATTAAATTTTACAACTGGAAAACCTATTAATATAGGTTTTGGAAATGTATTAAAAGAATATAATGATGCAATGCTTAGTGATAATTGGAATACAAGATCTAAAGCTTTAGGAGAAGCGATTGTTGGACAAGGTTTTTTATTAGGATTAGGTCTTTTATCTTCAGCAAGAAATGATCCTGATGCTGAAATGGTTTTAGTTGGTGCAGGTCCTATAAATTATAAAGCTAGACAAGTAAGAGAAGATAAAGGTGAAATACCAAGTAGTGTTGGTTTTTTAAAAAAAGATGAAGAAGGTAATAAAATTATAGGTCCAGATGGCAAACCAGAAAGATATTACTTATCATTTCAAGGTTTAGATCCTTGGGAAGCTGTTATGGAAATGATGGGAGATTGGCCTGAAATAACAGCCGAACTAGATGCAGAAGACAAAGAAGAAGCAGGTAATATTGCAGTAGCTCTTGCTTGGAGGTCATTACAGAATGATACTTTTTTAAAAGGAGCAACAGAATTAATGAGTGTAATGAGAAGTCCAGATAGGTTTGCAAGGTGGATGAGTAGGCAAATTATTAATAGAACTCCTTTTTCTGGAAGAGCTTCCGTCAGTGATATAGCTAAAAGTCTTGGGATGCCAGAAAGCACTGTAAAATATTTAGATATATATTCTTTAGGTGCGACAAAAATACCAATACCAATGTATAGGACTACTGCTTCATCAATTAAAAGAGCTAATGATTATGACTATTTTGATGATGCTACAGGAATACAATATAATTTAGAAAATCCTAAATTTGATAAAAAAGTTCGCAAAGGTGATATTACTAAACAAAAAACAAGAGAAGATGGAACTCTTGTTGATGTTGAGCCAAAAATACCATTAGTAGAAAACTATTTTAAAAAGTTTGGTTTAGAATTTAAAAGAGCATTATCTCAAGGTGTTACTGGGTGGGATGCTGATTTAGAACCAATTCGTAATACAAAAACAGGTAAGTTTAGACAATACCCTGTAGGCTTTGGTTTAAAAAATTATAATCGTTTTAAAACAAGTGAATCAGAAAACAACCCTATACTTTCTTTTATGGATGAGATAGGTTATATAGAACCTCAATTACCTGATGAATTATATGGTGGCATATATTTAGATAGTAGGAATTGGTTAAAAATTAATAACAGCATACCTTTAATAAGAGATGAAGATGGCATAACTGTACAAGAAAAATATCTTGAATATATTAATGATCCAGATACACAAAAACGCTTAAAAATATTAAGACAAGGTCCAGAAGCTTTGGACTCACAAAGATCATTAAGATATAGAGAACAAATTATCAAAGAATTAAGAAATGGATTTAGACAAATTGAAAAAGAGCAAGAAGAAAGAGCTATTGATAAATGGTTAAGAGAAGACAGACCAGATTTACTTGAAGCGTATGAGAAAGAACTTGAAGCACTTGACGATGGATATGAATTTAATCTTGATAACTTATAAAATGATTATCAAACAAAACCTATATTTAAGGTAAACTTAAAATAACAAAGTAAAATCATGGCAACTAACACCGCAGCATCTTTTACAAACCACACAGGCAATGGCACTGCTGGTCCGTTTAGTATTTCTTTCTCGTATCTATCAGAAGCTGAAGTAGATGTTACTGTTGGTGGTGTATTAAAAACTATAACAACTCACTATACATTTACCAGTGCAACCCAGATTACATTTACCAGTGGTAATGAACCTGGTAATGGTGTTGCTATTAAGTTTCAAAGGGATACAGATATAAGTGCAAAGAAGGTAGATTTTCAAGACGGTAGTGTTTTAACAGAAACAGATTTAGATACCAACGCAGATCAGGTCTTATTCGCTCAACAAGAGATTACAGATAAGTTAGGTGGCATTGAAGAAAATGCTACAGCAGATCAGACAGCCGCAGAGATTAGAACATTAGTAGAGAGTGCTAGTGATAGTAATGTCTTTACTGACGCAGATCATACAAAGCTTAATGGTATAGAAGCTTCTGCTACAGCAGATCAGACTGCTGCTGAAATAAGAACACTTGTTGAAAGTGCCAGTGATAGCAACGTGTTTACTGATGCTGACCATACTAAGTTAAATGGTATAGAAGCAAGTGCAACTGCTGACCAAACTGCTGCTGAGATAAGAACGCTTGTAGAGTCAGCTTCGGATTCTAATGTATTTACTGATGCAGACCACAGCAAACTGAACGCTATCGAAGCAGGTGCTACAACAGATCAAACTGCCAGTGAGATAAGAGCATTAGTCGAATCGGCTTCTGACAGTAACGTATTTACAGACGCAGATCATAGTAAATTAAATGCAATAGAAGCAAATGCTGATGTAACAGATGCCACTAATGTAGATGCTGCTGGTGCTGTTATGAACAGCGATCTTGATACTAAAGGTGAAATACTTGTAGGTGATGGCTCTGGTGATCCTACAGCCCTTTCTGTCGGACAGAATGGATATATATTAACTGCTGACAGTTCAGAAGCTACAGGTGTTAAATGGGCTGCTAATGCAGGTGGTGGTGGCGGTGGTGCTATCGGTAACGTAGTAGAAGATACCACTCCACAACTAGGTGGTAACTTAGATGTTCAAGCAAATGAAATAAATACAAGCACAACTAACGGCAATATAAAACTAAATCCAAACGGTACTGGTGTTGTAGAAATTAAAGGTGATGGTAGTAGTGCTGATGGAACATTACAACTTAACTGTTCACAAAATAGTCATGGTGTAAAAATAAAATCACCAGCCCATAGTGCAGGTGCAAGCTATACATTAACTTTGCCTGTCAATGTTGTTAATGGTCAGTTTTTAAAAACAGATACAAATGGAGTTTTAAGTTGGGCTGCTGTTGATTTAACTGCGTTAAGTGCATCTAATTTAACTTCTGGAACTGTACCTGATGCCAGGTTCCCTGCAACTTTACCAGCAGCGTCAGCAGCTAACCTTACCTCGATACCAGCAGGTAATTTAACAGGCACAGTAGCAGATGCAAGGATTTCTACACTTACAGCATCTAAACTTACTGGTGCATTACCAGCTATTGATGGGTCAGCGTTGACAGGTGTTGCGTCAACTACAGGTGGTGGTGCTATCTACGAGAATAGTGCTACTATTAGTGCATCAAGAACAATCCCATCAGGGTCGAATGGTATGAGTGCTGGTCCTATTGCAGTAGCAAGCGGAGTTACTTTAACTGTCAGTTCTGGTAGCGTTTATACGGTGGTTTAGTTATGACAACAAAAATAAATGGCACAAATACGGCTGCTAGTCCAGCTATAACTGGAGCAGATACAGACACAGGACTTAGCTTTGGTACTGATACTGTCAATATAAATACAGGTGGATCGACTAGAGCAACTGTTGATTCGTCTGGAAGAGTAGGTATTGGTACAACAAGTCCTGACCAAAAACTTATTGTGGCAGATACAAGTCAACATTCTTTAATTCGTGTTACTGCAAAAAACGATGCCGAAGCAGGGATAGATTTTGGTGATACAGATGACAATGATGCGGGAAGAATCAGATATGGTAACAATGGAGATTATATGCGATTCTATACCAACGGCTCAGAACGTATGCGTTTAGATTCGTCTGGGAATTTACTAAAAAATACAACATCCACAATTACACCTGGTTCAAACAGCGACACAGGAATCCAATTAGGTGCAAATAATCAAGCAACATTTATGGCATCTGGTGGCCCTGCTGTTTTGATAGCCAGACAAGGCAGCACAGGAGAAGCAGTAAGATTTGGCAATCAAGGAACAAGTGACGTTGGTTCTATTGATGTCACTACTTCTTCCACTTCTTACAACACATCTTCAGATTATCGTCTAAAAGAAAATGTAGTTGCTATATCAGATGGAATTACAAGATTAAAAACTCTTAAGCCTTCAAGATTTAATTTTAAAGTTGATAAAGATACAACAGTTGATGGATTTTTAGCACATGAAGTAACAGCAGTACCAGAAGCAATAACAGGAACTAAAGATGAAGTTGATTCTGATAACAACCCTGTATATCAAGGAATAGATCAAAGTAAACTTGTACCTTTACTAACTGCTGCATTACAGGAAGCTGTTGCTAAAATTGAAGTATTGGAAACAAAAGTCGCTGCATTGGAGGCTGGATAAATGACAGCAAAGATTAAACTAAACGCAGCATCAGGTGGTGGGTCTTTCAGCTTACAAGCACCCTCATCATCTAGTAATAACAGAGTTTTTACATTACCAGACATTGCAGATGCAACAATGGCAACTGTGAATGGAATAACAGAAATGGATAACTGGCGTATTAATACAGCTTACACAGCTAGCGGAGTAAATTATTTAACTTCAAATTGGGAAAGAAATGATACAACTTTTGAAAAAATTGGAACTGGGTTAACTGAATCAAGTGGTGAATTTAGTTTCCCATCTACAGGTAAATACCTTATTATATTTTTTATGAGTTGGTTTGCTAATTCTAGTGCTAGTAACTTCAATGGAGGTTATATAAGAGTTGCAACAGATGGTAGTAACTTTACAAGAAGGGCAGATGGTTTTGATGATTTACAAGGCAGTAGTGGTAATGGAGCAGTTACTCTTTTTCTTGTCGTAGATATTGAAAACATTTCTACCCACAAAATTAAATTTGAAGTAGAAGCACAAGCATCTAATACTTTAAGAGCCGATACAGGAAGAAATGTCACAGGTTTTATTTCTATTAAATTAGGAGAAACATAATGAGATTAGACGGAAGAGCAGAACACATAGAAGATTATCTTATAACCGTTCGTACAGGACAATGGTTTGGGTGGTCTGATTCAAAGAACAAAATTTATGCAAATCTTGTAGTGCATGATGGAGGTTCTAAACCTACAGAGAAAGAATGTACAGATGGACTTGCTGCATTACAAGCTGCCTGGGATTTAGAAAATGATTCATATAAGTCACAACGTAAAGCAGAATATCCAAGTATTGAAGATCAGCTTGATGACATTTATCATAATGGTGTAGCTGCTTGGAAAACTACAATCAAAGCTATTAAGGACAAGTATCCAAAACCATGAGTGAAATCAAAGTAAATTCGATAAAAGGGGTAGGAGCGAGTTCTGCTGCTATTACTGTCAACAATACCGATGGAACGTGTACTGCCAATATTACTAATAACCTAAGTAATCGTAATTTAATAATCAATGGAGCAATGCAAGTGGCTCAACGTGGCGATACAGCTTCAGTTACGAGTGGTTATGGAGGTGCTGATAGATTTAAATTTGATAGAAGTGGTGCTGCCGTAGTAACACTTAAACAAGATACTGGAGATATAACCCAAGGTTTTGCAAAAGCTCAGCGTATTGATGTAACAACAGCAGATTCTTCTTTAGCTGCTAGTGATTATGCCTTGTTATCTTATAGATTTGAAGGTCAAGATTTACAGCAATTAAAAAAAGGAACAGCTAATGCACAACAAGTTACATTATCTTTCTATATAAAATCTCCAAAAACAGGAACTCACATTGTAGAACTTGTAGATCAGTCAAATAGTGGCCGTCATGTAAATAAATCTTATACTGTTTCTTCAGCAGATACTTGGGAAAAGAAAACTGTTACTTTCCCTATGGAAACATCAAATACAATTACCAATGATAATGCAAGAAGAATGGATTTAAACTGGTGGTTGGCTGCTGGCTCTACTTATTCAAGTGGAACTTTACAAACATCTTGGGGTGCTGATACTGACGGAAATCGTGCAGTAGGACAAGTTAATTGTATGGATAGCACTAGCAATGATATTTATATAACGGGAGTTCAATTAGAAGTAGATCAAACTGGATCAGGCGTGGCAACAGATTTTGAGCATAGGTCATTCGGTCAGGAGCT